GTCTAATTGATATGCTTTATATAAAAAATAATCTTTTTGTTTTTCTGAATGCTTCATTAAAAACCTATAACAAGGATAAGAATTTATATATCTCTTATTTATACAGCCATCTCCTATGGCGCAAGCAAGTACAAATCTTTTTTCATTTTTAGTCATAGCCTTACGGTTATTTATTCAAATTAAGTAATTTCTAGTCTCTGAACCTTCACCTTATTTTACACTTAGGTGCTTGGCTGCTGATTGTAACACAAATAAATTTTTAAGCGTTGTGCATTTGAGATTTCTCCCTCTGTTGTAGCTTTATTTGTTATGTTATATTCCAGCAATTCACGAGATTTTTTGTATTATGTTTTCACACAATAGGAAGCGGTAATTCACCTCCACGTGCCCCAAGCTCACTAATGTTCTTAGTAGGGTTCCAATACAAAGGAACACCTAATTCTTTTTCGTGTATTTTTCTAATATTTTCTCTAGGTGATATATATTCTTTTAATCTACCCTTTTCATTAATAAGTTCTAAGTATCTTTTCTTTTTATTATCATTCCACTTATTATATTCTTCTGTACTAGGTATCCCTTTTTTCTTTAAATCTAATAACCAAGTATCAGAAGAATAATCTTTATCTTTTGACCAACCACTAAATCCTTCAGCTTCTAGTAACATATAAGCTCTTTCCCATTCTATATCTCTAATTAATGGTTGAATTGCTGTACGAGTATTCTGTTCCTCATTAACATCTAATATAGTACCAAAGTTACCATAAAAATAAAGCTTGCCTGGCATATACCTATATCCTCCAAATTCTTTACCCCACATCCCTTCAATACAGTTTCTTTTAATTTTTTTCCAATAAGGAATATATCTAGGATCATCAGGATGTAAATTCTTAATATTGCCAATTAAAAATTGATCTAAATTTTCTATTTGTACATAGTCTTTCTTAAATTTCATTACTTAAAGGTATTACTCTTAATACTTCTACATCACAATCCTGCTTAATAGCTTTAAGCATCTCTTGTAGCCCTATATTACCTTTTACTACAAAATAATCTTCTTTAGTTTTATTAAAATATTTAGGATAAAAATACCAAGCATAAGTATTAAAATCATTATCAAAATCTCTTTCTAATATATAATTAGTCTCTTCATCATAACTTAATTTATTACCATCAATATCATAAATATCATAATAGCCATTAATTACTTCTTGAATTTCAACTAAATGTTGATCTGTTTTTATTAACCATTTTTTCATTATAGTAATTTTTCTTCAGCCTTACTTTTACGCCTTCCCCCCCTAATTCTACTAGAAGTCTTTTCTTTTAAAAACTTATCTTCAATCTTTTCATAAGCTTCTAATATTTGAGGAGTAGCTTTTCTAACCATATCAAAGTTTTTAATATCAGAAATAGATTTGCCTTCATACTCAAAGTTAGCAATAAAACTAGCTCTCTTTCTCATACTATCTATTTCTTCTTTTAAAGCCCTTTTAACAGCACTTAAATTTAAAAATGGGTATTCTTCTATACATCTTTTAATATCTTCGTCAGCATCGTCAAAATCAGGATAAAAAATATCTTTAAGCATTTGTAACCTTTCTTGTTCTGGTATTCTATAAAACTTATTTTTATCAGGGTCAGGCTCACACATAAAAAAAATACAACTCATTTCTTTGCTAGAAATTTCTTTATCCTTAGAATTATCTCTATTATACAATTTACTATTATCATTATAAATAATATCAACGGTAGCATATTTTAAATAAAACTCTTTACCTTGCTCGTACAAATTAGGATGAACATTATTTCTCACTAATCCAGTCTCAATAGTTAGTTGTAAAGTATGAGGATCTAACCACTTATAAGCAGTGCATCCACAAGACTTATTAACTCTATCTATCCTTTTATTACCCCGATACTTAAACTCTACTACTATATCACTCAATTCAGTAACTTCAGCTTTTTGAATTTTAGTATCCCACATATTTATGAAAGTTTAAATAAATACAATGTTTGATCAATTAGTGTTTTAATAGCAATAAGAATATCTTGAATTACTAAATCATGAGAGCATAATTGAATCTGCGCCCCTATATAAGTACTAAGCTCAGTAAAATAAGAAACATGATCCTCTTCTACATTCAACATAATAGCAGGAGGAATCATTATTTCCTGCTCATTAAATTTAATAGACTTTTCTGCTAAGTCATCCATCAATCCTGTTATTCCTTCATAAAAAGCACCTAATGCTAAATGACGGGCATAACTGCTAGTCTTTAGATGCCAATAATGAGAAATTACTTCTGCTTGTTTTAGTTTATTAAAAACTTTATTAAAGTTAACCATTACCATTTATTTTTAGGGCAAGATTTATCACTTGCCACCATTTTATTAAAATTACATCCACATTCTAAACAAGCTCCATTTAGATAACAATCAGAACATATTGCGGCTGCAAACATCATTTCATCTATTTTTTTACCTCCAAAAATCTTATTATACTGCCTAGCAATAAAAGCATTATAATTACCTTTAATAGTATCTTTTACATTAGAAACTTTAAGATTTTTTACAAATTGTTGTAGTGTCATTATTTCAATTTAGTAGATACAAAAAAAGAGTGAGATAGTAATATCCCACTCTTTCTTATTTTTACTCTTGTTCTGCGTCAGACGCTTTCTTATCAGAAAAACGTAGAATAAATTCTACAAGTTGTTCTAGAAGATTAGCAGTAGGAGAGTCACCAAATTCTACTTCAATAGTTTTACCTTCACACTCCTCTACAGTTTCTTGGAACTTACGAAAAAGATCACCCATAAGAGTAAGAGCAACATCGCCACTAAGTTTAATAACTTTACCATCTACTGTTACGTACTCACTGTCAAAATCTTGAAGTAGCTCAGCTACATTCTCCATGTGGCAGCCCACACGCCCAATACCAGAATTAAATTCTTGTTCCATGTTTAAAGTATTTAAATTAATTAATTAATTACAGTTTAATTTTAATATCAAAAGGTTTAACGAGCAAATAACCATAATTCTTATCTTCAGGATTTACTGGTACAGGCTCATCAATAGGATAATCTCCAGCAGCATCAGGATGAATAAATTGATTAGGAATCATCAAATGTGCATTATCACCTTTACCAAAAGCTTGAGCTTTTACTGGAGAACTTGCTAAATATACTGTATCTCCAACTTTTAAATCTGTTACTTCTTCAGGAACAGAAATAACAATAGCTTTTTGTGAATAAGGATGTTTGGGCTCAATAGCACCAATATAACCCTGTTTGCTATTTGTAGGAGCCATAACAGGAATAGTATTTGGAATTAATACTCCATCCTTAGTCTCCATAGGTTTTACAAAAACCCTTACTAGAACATCAAACCTAGGCTTTAGTGCTGTATAATCTTTATCAAGATTAGTAACCCTAGTATTATATTCTTTAAGTTTGTCATTGAAATCAGTATCAAAAGAAGAGTGGAGTACAAATTCATCTTTTGAGCTCTTAGAAGCATTTTTAGTATTTGCCTTACTAGCAATATGCTCCTTCATTGAAATTTTTTTAGCTGGTCTGTCTTTAGCCATTACATTTTTAATTAAGTGTTAGTATTATCATTACTACGATTGTTCCATTCAAACCATTTACCTTTTCTATTCTTTTCAAACCTCTCTCGTAACCTTCTTTGTTCATTAAACAAAGTCTCATAATACTTCTCATCATAATACTTATAATACCTAGTCTTCTTAGTTTTAGGTAAATGACCGTACTTTTTAACTTTTTGCCATTCATTCCAAATAGCAGATTCTCTAATAGTTATCTTCATAAACTTGCTAATATGTACTCCTAAACCTACTCTATGAGGTTTAGATAGTAACTTTCTTACTGTTCTCCATAAATTATTGTGGACATTTCTTACCACAGCTTCACTTACTCCACAGTCTTGTGCAGTATAATAGATTATATCCTCTAAATTATTTACAGGTTTATTCATCTATCACTTTTAATTTTATGCCATAGATTTCTGTTAAATCAGTATCAAAAGATAAATTTAGTTCTTCCCTTAAAGAAGCTAACTCATCTACCTTTATAGATAAATAACGCGGAAAATATCCGTGTAATCTCTTAAATCTATTTAACTGTTCTATCATTTTTACTTTGACATTACTCTTTAGTACTTTCGTTACTGTCATCTTTTCCCTTTTTAAATTTAAATAAATATTCAATTTCAATACCTTCTTCTAAATATCTTTTAATCTCTTTTTGATAATCCGCCAATCTCGGATTTAATACAAAATGCCCCCTTTTTTTAGTAGCAACAATAATACCTTTATCTCTAAGTTCATATTTAATCTTTCTATAATAAGGTACTGATAAATCAAAAGTTTCCATTATCTCTTCAGAATATGGTTTAACAAAATAAGATTTACCGGGATCACCTGCTAATACATAAGCTACCACTTCTAACTCTTTATTATTTAAAAAATTACCTCCCTTAACTTGTAGTATCTCTAGGTAATACCTCCAAAAAGATAGTTCGTCAACTTCTAGAGGCTCTTTAGAAAACTGATTGTATTTAAGTACATTAAAAGATATTTTCATTATCTTCTCTTTTTTCATAGTTATGTTTTTATGATTTATTACAAATGTAATTTAATAAAAATAAACTATATAACTTTTTACTAAAAAATAATTATTTACCCTAATAACCTTTAAAC